CGAGTCCCCGATCTGCTTCGCCTGGTCGTCGAACTTCGCTGTCCACTCGGAGGCTAACTTCCCGTTGACGGCATCGGCCCCGCGCTTCTGGCGGAACCCATTCTGCTCCCCGATCGTGAGGTCGAGCTGGGCAGACCGGAGCTTGTTGAACGCATCCTCGGCCCGGGTTCGATCGACGAGTTGCTGCTCCCGGGCCATGATTTCGCCGAAGGCGCTCGCCGTATCGGCCACAGTCAGCCCGAGCCGTGCCTGGGCCTGGGCGGGAAGCGCAGCCGCCTCGGGTGAAATCGTGACTGGCCGATAAGTGACCACGCCCCCCGCCGGCGCGGGCACGCGGCGCTCGAGTTGGTCGACGCTCGGGAGACGAGGCATCAGTTGTACGGGTACAAGCCCGGCGTGCTACTGGGTGCGCTCGTTCTGATGGTACCGTAGCGGCCGTACATGGACGCCGCCCGACCAGCCCCGGAGAAGAGCGTGCTGACAGCCGCCGACCGGCCGGCACTTTGCAGATTCGAGGCCGTAAGCGTCCCGGTCTCGAGCGCGGTTTCACCGGTGAACCGGGCACCCGCCGCGCCCATCCTGGCCCGCCGGGCCGCTTCCTCGCCCTCGTAGATGCGGGTTGCGGCCAAGTACTCGCTCTCCCCAGCAAGATCGCTGATGATGTTGACGACCGTCGGATCGGACGCCCCGCCGCCGCTCGCAGCCCCCAAAGCGAGCGCCCTGGACTGCAGGATCCGTCCTCGTCGGCGTTCCTCATCTGCTCGGCGTTGCGCCGTCGCCTGCTCTTGCCCGGCGAGGACTTCAAGTTGCTCGGCCTCGAACTCCGAAGCCTGCGCCTGACGTTGGGCTCCGAGCGCCGTGGCTTGAGCCTGCTGCTTCCCGGCACGGCTCTGCTCCTTCGCGGAGTAGGCTGTCGCGAGTACGGTAGCGACCAAGGCAAGCCAGGCCATCTAGGCGACCTCCCATAAGACGTATACCCCATTATCAGCGCGGGTGAACCCGAGCCGCTCGAGGAACTTGCCCGAGTTCGGCCAGTCCTTATCCGCCGCTGCGTGCGCCGGAAGCCCAGTAGCCTTGATGCTAAGAAGCAGCTTCTTAGCACCTCGGATCCAGTCCCGCCCATGCCGGCGGGCCTCATCTGGGCTCATGCGAATCTCCGAGACAACAACAGCCCGAGAACCGTTGACATGATAGCCCGCGAGCGCACGCGGCTCACCGTCGAGGATTCCGATAATTGCCCCGCGCAGCGTCCATTTCGGCTGCTCGCCGCACCAGGCGATGACCTCCTCACTTGACGCCAGCCGGATTTCCATTAGCGCTGCTCGTGCAGTTCGGTATCGACTACCGCACATACAACCGTCGCCGGGCGCGGAGCTCTGGCCTCAAGGCACAGCCGCGAGTCCGTGTGCCAGTCGCCGGGGAACGGAAGCGCGCCATCGTCGACGTCCTCCAGAACATCGGTCGCGTTCACCGGTGCGCCCTCCCGCATCAGCGGTAGCGGATCCATCTTCGTGAAGCTGCGCCCGTACAGAAGCCCCTGTGCGTGCGTGTCGGCAAGAATCACCCCGAACCCGGTGAGGCGCTTCTTCTTCGTGAGCGGTACACCGAGTGAGGCCGCTAGTCCGAGCTTCCCGCATCGCCACTGTGCCCGGTATGGAATCGCAATGCAGACCTCCGAGGCCGCCGTCGCGAGCGTGATCTGCGCTCCCGAAACCGTGTGCGCCTGAGTCCACGAGGAAGCCGTTGAGGTAGCCGTCCCAACGTCAGCCCCGTCCGCCCAGACAGCGACCGACTTACCCTCGAGATGGCCCAAGCCAGTGATGACAGTCGTGGGCGCTCCGGAGTAGGTAACGAAGGCATCGCCAATCCGATTGTCAGTCCCGCCTCTTGCCTCGGATTCCTGCGCCCACTTCTCGATATAGCGCTTCGTCGCGCCGTTGATCGTCCGCTTAACAACGTAGTAGACCTCGTCCTCGATAGATGTTCCAGGAAGAACACACGCGTCCTCAATCTCTCCATCGGTCTCGATCAGGAGCCAGCAGAGCGTGTTCTCGGTCTGATCGAACACGAGCAGCGCTACCTTCCCGTCCGAGCGCACGAAATGCACCCGCGTATCCGGCTGACGTTGAACCGCCGCCCTAACGATTGACGGCTCGCCGACTTCGGGTACGAGTTGTGAAAGATCGACCGCCCCGTAGTCAGCCGCTGATGGATCAGCTACGAGCGACAGCTGGAAAACGCGGGTTCCAGACTTCTGCACGAACACGGCCGTCTTGTCGATCTTGACCGCATCGACATTACGAGACCCTTGAGTCGATGCCGGCTTGATGTTGAAGTTCGCCGGCGTCAATGGTTCGTCAAGAGAAGAACTGCGCGACGACCATTCGGCCCCTTGCCCCCCAGCGAGAAGCCGCTCAAGCGACATCAGCCAGTTGATCGTATCTACAGGCCCCGAGCCGATCGAGCGACTGATCGAGCCAGAATCACCTTCCGTGTCCGGATCAAAGGCATCGAAGGCGTCCGATTCTGACAGCCACTCCTTGCCCTTCCCCGCCCAACAAAGACGTCCTTCGTGGAAAGCAACAGCCGTCGGCCAGCCGCGCCGGTCCGACCATTCGCCCTCGGCCCAGTTTGCTGTCGCCGTGGTCGCCCCGAAATCGGAAATGACCTCTACGTTCGCGATCAGCGAGGACGTGATCGAAGTCACTCGACCGACCCCAGTGATCGACCCGCCGGAGTAGTTGAGCTCGATCTCAGCTGTCCCCGAAGTGAAATTCCCCGCCTTGACGCCGATCCGATACCACGCGATCTGGTTCGACAGGCCATCATCGAAGCTGACCGTCCCGTTGGTCGTGTAGGTCGTCACGTCAACCCACGGACCGTCCTCGCTTTCAAGGGAGCGTTGCAGGGTAACCGTGGCGACCCAGGTCCCGGCCCTGATGACCGTGAACGGCCGCTGCGTTCCAGTGCCAGTTACCTGAATAGCGCTCGTAAACTGGTCCGCAGCCGTCACCGAGGCGGTCACCCGCTGGCCTGCGGAGGTCAGCCGGAAGAGAGCACCAGCATTGCTCGCCGTCGGGGCGTGGGTCGATTTGAAGAACGCCGCAGAGGAAGTGAGCGTAGTGTTCCCTGAAAGCGCCCCAGCGGTGAACGTGGTCGGGCCAGTGTTCTCGACCAGGAAAGGTCCGTCCGGCGGGAGATACTGAACTACCGACCAACTGCGAACCGCGCGCCGCTCGATCCTTCTCTGCGTGTATCCGTCGCACGCCACGAAGATCACGTCACCACTTTGGTCATATCGGATGTTGTCGAGGTCCGCTGCGAGCCACGGCGTCGGCAGCGTCAAGGCTCCGGCCGCATCCACCGTGCAGGAATCGACGAGCACCTGGCGCTTGAGCCGGGAGAGCAGCCGGACGTGAGAGTCCCCCGTCGGCGTGAACGCGAGCGAGTGCGTGCCGGTCGCGAGCTCTGATTCGGCGATGTATTCCTCGCCGCCGGCGGTCGAGCCGACGCGCAAGATGACCGGCCCGCGCTGCACCACAACCCGGATCCCATGTTCGATGTTCTGATTAGGCACGGTGACTGTGACCTGCTGACTACGGATTGCTGCCGCGCTACCGTTGCCCGTGAGGCCCAAGTAACCTCCGGAGACCCACACCGAGACCCCGCCTGCCTCGTCGTTGTCGGTCCAGCCCGTAACGTCAGTGGCGAAATTCCCGTTCGTGACCGCAGTCGTCGTAATCGGCCGAGTCACAAGCGCGTCGTTAATCCATACCCGCATCAGGTTCGCGGTAAGCTCGATCTTCGCCTTGTCGTCGACCGCAAAGACAAACGGGATGCAGTGCGCTGCGGCATCCGATGCGGTCGAGCCGAGGTACTTCCAGCCAGGGCGCAGCATCATCGAGCCGAGCACCCGCGGCACCCAGTTCGTCATGTCCTGAGCAGAAAGGCGCCCGCGCGCAATGTCTAGGCGCGCAAGCCCGAGCCGGGAAATAAGTCCACGGTTAAAAGTTAGGAAGGCATACGCTTGGACGGGCACGACCTCAGCCCGTCAGCGAACCCGGCGAGCCGCCGTCTCCCATCGGGCCGCGCCGTCCAAATCCCTTGCCCCGTGAAGACGTCCATGTCCCCGGCGGCAGCCTTTTCGCGGGATCTCGCATTGCATCCTTCGACCTTGCGTTCTTCAACGCTTGGGCGAGAATGCCGGTCCGCGGTTGCAGGAGCAACGCAAGACGTTCCTTGTCGCTCGTCAGCCGATGAATGATTTTGCTCGCGAAGTACGCTTCGGCGTAGTCGGAGAACGAACCCGGCCAAGTCGAGAGATCGGCGCCGACCTCCGCGTGATCGCTGACGAATTGCACATAGATCGTGTCCAGATCGGCGTAGAGGAACTCGGTCTCGTCGTGGTAGGCGACGAGGGGTGAGGTCAGATTCTCGTCCGACCACACCCCGGCCGTTCGCACCCAGTCCGAGGCCTTCTGGAACGCGCGCACGTACCCGAAGGCCGGATCAACCGACGTGTCGAAGTCGAGTTGCTGGGTCCGCATGGCGAAGTTCCATAGCCCCGCCTCGAGAACCCTGCGGACCCCATCGTCGTCCCAGACTTCGTCCAGAAGCCTCCGGCCCTCGCCCTCATCGGTGAGCGCAGAGATGGATGCAGCACCGCAGAGCCGTAGTGCGCTGCGGTAGAGCCGAAGGCGGGTGGTCACCGAGCGACAGCCTTCAAATGCTCACGCAGCCACCCTTCAGCGGCATCCCGTGTCGGCTCTTTGGTATGCACGATCTCCTCGTCTGAGAGCCGCTTGACGCCCCACAGTTCATGCCCGCCGCGGTACATGACCGTATAGCCGACCGCCTGAGCAATCTGAGTTTGCGCAACGTCCTCCGTGGTCAGCCGATACAACTGCAGCCGCTTGACGCGGAGGAACGTCCGGGAAGCCTCGAGGATCACAAGCTCGGCGATCCAAGTGCCATCTTCGGCCCGCGCCTCGATGCGCTCGAAAGGCCGGCATTGATTGCTGACGTTCGCCCAAAACGCAGGGCTCTCGATGTCCTCGGGCCCGAGTTCCTTGGGAATGAGTGCGACACGATCCGCGCGCGCGTGCTCCTGTAGGTGGAACCGGTCGCGCTCGAGCTTGACGTTTTGCTGGTCCATCTTTTTCTCCTGAGCTCCCCGGCCTTGAAAAAGGACCCGGCCAGCCGCCGCGCCGGAGTGGACGACGGCGGCCGGGCAACCCGCCTCAGGAGAAAGTTGACGTAAGCGTGCCGTCAGTCGAGAGATTCCAGCCAGCGGTTGAGTTCGTGCTCGTGAGCATCCCAAAGACCAGGATGTGACCGGTGCCGCTCTCGGTCGTGTAGGTCGGTGCCATGAGAACATCGCCGGCCCGCATCCCGAGATCCTTGCCGTTGGTGAAGAACCCAGCGCCGATGAGGTCTGAACGCGCGTGCGTAGAACCGTAGAACCAGAGGCTCCGTGCCGATGCGACCGACGTCGAGCCGGGCGAGACGGTGCTGCCCCAGCCCGAAACGAAGAGCCGCGGGGGGTTGCTAGTGCTGTATGCCATGTGCTTCTCCTTAGCCCCGCGCCGAGCCGTCGCCGGTGATCACGACGATGCCCGAGTTCTGCAACAGCTTCGCGCCCATGAACATCGAGGCGCGGGCATAGCTGTAGTCGTGCTCGTCCTGGTAACCGACAGCGCTCGTGAGCGTCTGCTTGTCCGCCGCGTGGCCGATCGACGTCTTGTGGTACATGAACGACTTCTCGGCGGTGGTCGCCTTGCCCGGAAGGTTCGGATGGCTGATGACCATCATGTTCTTCCACCGGTAGGCCATCGGCATGTCCCGCCAGTTGGCGTTCTGGTCCTCGCTAGCCCACGGACGCATGTTCACGTAGGTGGCCTTCGAGAACTCAGGCGCCTGCTCGAGATAGCTGATGAGCGAGGGCTGGCAGAGCAGACAGATGTTCGAGTCCCACGGCACCGAAGCGTTCTGCAGCTTCACTTGAGCGTTTTGGACGGTGTCGATCGTCGGGATGACGCTCGTGCCGCCGACCGTGACCGTGCCGGTGTTGAGCTCGTCGATGATCTGGGAGTCGATCTTGCGGTTGAGGACCCCCATCGTCGTGTCCTGCATGATCCGGCGCTGGTTGCCCTGGGAAGCGAAGATGTTGAAGCCTGTCTTTCGCACCAGGTCGTGCCACTCGCTGATCGAGCAGGAGTTCTGCGTCAGGTTGTCGGCGCGCGCCGGAATCAAGCCGCTGACGCCGCGGCTCTGGGCAGTTGCGCTACCGGAATCGGCGACGAGAAAGACGACGGTGTTGCCTTGCGTCTTCTCGAACTCGGTCGTCACCGTGTCGCGCAGCAACGACTGGCGCTGCTCGAATCCGGCGATGAACTCGTCGCGGTACTGGGTCTGGAATGCCGTGTCAGCCACGGTTCCCTCCTATGCAAAGTTGACGAATCCACCTTGCTCGGGTTGACCGTAAGCCGCGTGCCGGCACCGGGTTGGCCCCTGTCGGGGAGCCGGGCTCGGCCCTTGTCGGGGCCGGGCGAAAAAGGTGCTGATACGGAAACTACTGTTCCAGCACTAATTGCTGCAAACGCACCAGCGTTAGGCGCTCGCCTTCGCCCGCTGAGCGAGCTTGCTCTGGGACTCGATGAGCTGCCGGTAACGGGCTTGCGCTTTGGGATCTTGCCAATAGCGCTTGTGCTCGGCAGAGCCTGCCGGAGCGCCCATCCACTCCTTCAACTGGCGGATCTCGTCTTCGGCCGATTTGATCATGCCAGCGGCGTCTCCAGGCGTGACAGTGCCAGAATCGATGACTTCGCGCGCACGATCAGCGAAGTATCGTAGGACCGCTGGCTGTGAAGCGAGCGGCGTCCCATCAGCCATTCTGGCGTTTAGGATCGCGGCCTTGACCTCCTGACCTCCAAGGTCCCAGAACGCTTCGATCATCGCCTTGTTGCGCCTGAAGTCGGCGCCCCACTCGGTTCGCAGGGCATCCTCGGCGGTGTCTCGAGCCGTCAAATCCCCCTCGTGGCGCGCCGCAGCTTGCTCCTGGACCGTGTCGAGATACCACTTCACCGCTCCGCTTAGCTGCTCGGGCGAGTAGTGCAGACCGTGAGCGATCTTTTGGAAAGTGTCGACGATGGGCTTGTCCTCCTCGCCGAGCACCGTCCCGGTCGGCAGTTGGATCTGGTAGCCCTCGGGCTTCTCCGGCAGCCCCCGCTCCTTGCGCCAGGCGGTCTGTTGCTCCGGCGTCCCCTTGTCCGGGAATGCCGTGACTGCCTTAAGCTCGCCAGCCGACACCTTGTTGTGCATCGCGATAAACGAGTCGTACACCGCGTCCGGGCTCGCGAAGCGCTGCAGCCGGCCGAGGAGCTTCTCAGCATCGAAGTTTTTCTCGCCAGCCTTCTCGGCATTTGCCTTCACGCGCGCGACATAGCTTTCGCGCCAGCCCTCGCCCGCCTTGGCGACCGCGGCTTGGGCTGCCTTCTGCTGC